AGCTTCCGTAATGCTCCGCAAAAATGGCACTTTTGGATTTTGGAGGGCTGAAAAATGGTAAAAGGCCGAAAACCACTATCCTCGGCGGTCAAAGAGGCCAGCGGAGCGTTTGCAAAAGACCCGCAACGCAGAAACCGCGAAGAGCCTAAGCCAAAATTATCCGACCCGAAGATTCCCGATCACGTCGAAGCCGATCCCGTTGCGAAATCGCGTTGGTATTGGGTGTGCGATCAACTCCGCGAAATGAACTTGCTACACGCAACCGATCAAGGGTTGATTGCGGGTTATTGCCTTGACTACTCGATGATGATTTCGCTGTGGGGGCACATCAAGGGCGGCATCGTCAGCGAGATGAACGAGAGAGGAAACGTATCGACCAAGCCGGAAGCAAATCAGTTTCATAAGTTCGCGGATCGATGCCTAAAGCGTGAGGCTGAACTAGGCTTAACTCCATCATCGAGGGTACGACTTAGGGCACCGCAGGCCGAAGAGGAGGACGTTTTTGAAGAGTGGTTAAAGAGGGCAACGGGTTGATAGCAAGCGGCGTTAGGCAAAGAGTCGAAGACTACTGCGAAGCGGTCGAATCAGGCGAAATTATCGCTTGCGACCGCGTCAAGGATGCCGTACGTCGTTATCGCCTAGACTTCGAGCATCAAAGCACGCCCGATTTCCCCTATCACTTCGACGAGCGACACGCTACGGCGGTATGCGACTTCTTTCCGCTTGTGTTGCGTCATAGCATTGGCGAGTTCGCAGGGCATCCGCTAGTCCTTGAAGATTGGCAGTTATTCGGGCTTTGGAATATCTTCGGATGGAAGCGAAACGACGACAACTCGAGACGCTTCCGCAAAGTTTATTGGTCTATGGCTCGCAAGAACGGCAAGTCAACTATGATTGCGGGCTTGTGCCACTACTTAGCGATGGCGGACATTGACCCGAAGACGCGAAAACCGGAAGCGGTTGGGCAGATACTCTTGACCGCAACGAAGAAAGAGCAAGCGGACGTTGTGTATAGCGAATGCGAGCGGATGGTTGATCAATCGCGTCCATTGCAAAAATACACCGACATTAAAAACGAAACGATCACCTATAGCCACAACCTATCCTTTATACGCAAGGTATCTTCGGAAAAGCCATTTGACGGCCTCAATCCGCATTGCGTTGTAATGGATGAGTTGCACGCATGGGGTGAGTACCATCGAAAGTTCTACGATACGATGGTGACGGGCTCTGGTTCACGCTCGCAACCGTTGCACTTGATTATCACAACAGCCGGTGCGGATGATTCGCTCTTGTGGCTTGATGAGTACACGTACGCAACGAACGTAGTTAGCGGCATCCACAAAGACGAATCGCTTTTCGCGTTGATCTACGAACTCGATGAAAAGGACGAGCCGGGCGAGGAAGCGAACTGGAAAAAGGCGAATCCGAATCTCAATGTATCGATCAAACTTGACTACCTTCGCCAGCGATGGAACGAAGACAAGTCAACGGCGTTAGGTATCAATCGCTTCACTCGTTATCACGGGAATCGCGTTGTATCCTCGACGGAAAAAGCGTTTGACCTAGCGGCGTTTGATCGATGCGTTGGCGTTCACTCCGACTGGCGTGAGGCTGATGGACTTGGAGCGGGTGTTGACCTTGGCTCCCGCGATGACCTTGCAGCGTATGCGATCTGTGGACGCTTCCCGGTTGCTGTCGATGACAAAGGAAAGACCGTTTACCGCTACGAAATCAAAACGCGGGCGTTCATTGCGGCGGACTCAAAACGCGATCTTTCCGCGATGCCGTTCGCTGAGTTCATTCACACGGAAGAGTTGTACAAGTGCGAGTACCCAATCGAGGATCTGACCGCATCGCTTATTGAAGAGCTTGAAGCGTACGAGATACAGACTGTAGCGTACGATCCATACAACGGCCAGCAGTTAGGCGAGAGACTTGAGAAGACCGGAGCGGTAGCGGCTCGCATGGCACAGAATCAAGCCAACTTCAATGAGGCAATCCGAGACTTTATTCAGTTGATGCAAGAGGGCCGGTTGGTGTTTTCGGATAGCAAGTTGCTCAGGTGGTGCGCGAACAACGCTATCATCTGCAAAGACCGTCAGGACAGGTGGATGTTCGACAAGAAAAACAGCAAAGACAAGATCGACCCAATCGTAGCTGCGGTTATGGCGTACCGAATCGCAAGTTTGCAAAAAGAGCGTTCGTCAGGTAGTCTATACGTTACTTAAAGGGAGTATGCCGAATGTCGCTGATGAATGCCTTACTGCAATGGATGGGACTAAGCGAAGACCAATTCAGCAACGGTCGAAAGGTCGGCGTACGCGAAGCCCTCGGAGTACCGCCGGCGTGGTATGCCCATAACAAGCTCACGGGTGACTTTGGGCGATTGCCTATCGATGTTAAGCGGCGTGAGGGTGACGGGGCCGTAAACGATACTGAGCATCCCGGATACATCCTACTCCGCGAAGAGCCTAACAAGGTGCAAGCCCCGACGACCTTTAAGGAGCAGATGCTCTCGCATGCTCTAATGCGTGGCAACGGTCGAGCAGCGATTATTCGCAAGTCAGGCAGGCCGGTTGAGTTGATACCGATGCTGCCTGAAAATACCTGGACGATCATTTACAACGGCAAGAAGTGGCACGTAACGCAACCAGAAGATCAAATCAAAAAAGACCTGTTCGACGGGTTCGATACTGACAAAAACGGCTATCTGATTTTCCCCGATGCGGACGTCTTGCACCTTCCAGGCTTTTCTTACGATGGCGTCGAGGGAATCGGATTGTTGGATATTGCAAACATCACTTTCTCAACGGGTGTAGAGCAAACCAAGTTCACCAATACTCAACTGCGAAGAGGTTTTCGCGGTAAACTTTTCCTTGAAGCCCCTGCTGGAGCGTTTCGCAAAGCAGAGGACGCGAAAGAGTTTATCGACGCGTTTAACAAGGTCGAAGCGGGAGCCGAGAACTCAGCCAAAGCAGGCTTGCTACGCGAAGGTGTTAAAGCCAATGCGGTAAGCATGTCCAACAACGATGCACAGTTTGCCGAGTTGCAACGCTTCACACGGCAAGATATCGGTATGCTCTTTGGACTCGAAGGTATGCCGGGCGATGGCGAAAGCACCTCGTACAATTCGCTGGAGCAAAAGAACCTGGCATACATGCAAGCCCTAGATAGATGGCTAGTAAAGTTCGAGGAGCAATGCGATATGAAGCTGCGAACGCCACAAGAGAAGCAAACCGGCGAGGTTTATTTTAAGTTCAACGCGGCAGCGTTGTATCGCACCGACTTGCGTACCACGATGGAAAGCTTTAGCAAGGCTATCGCATCGCGGATCATGAACCCGAACGAATGCAGGGCGAAACTTGACTTGAATCCATACGTGGGAGGCGACGAATTCATTAACCCTGCGATCTCCGAAGCGAACGGCGAGCAGTCGGTTGATGAAGTCGAGGATACGCCAGAAGACGACGCAGAAGACGCGACCGAAGATTCGCAAAACGCGATGGCAGTCGAACAGATGCTACGCGACTTGATTAAGACAGAGGGCAATAACGCGATCAATGCCAGCGGAAAGGCTCAGTTTGTGGCGTGGATCGGCAAAAATTACCCAAAGTGGCAAGCGAAACTAGCGGATAAGATCGAAGCAATCGGCCTAGACCGCGATCTAGCTCGCATTCACTGCGAGAAATCTACGCTAATTTTGGCTGAATTGGCGGCTAAAAACGGGGGCGAATCGCTTAAAAAAGCGGTCGAAAACGAGGTTAAAACGTGGGAAAACAGGGTTTTTGACCTGAAGAGGGGTGGAAAATGATTGAAATCAAGGCGGAACTGAATGAAATCCTGCTATCCGGCGTAGTTGGCGACGGATGGGATGAAAACCCGATTACGCAGCGTGGCGTTGTCGATGCTCTTCGCTCTTTTGGGTCAAATGCGGTGACTGTCCGCATCAACTCACCAGGCGGGGCGGCTGATGAAGGGGTCGGCATTTACAACGCACTGCGATCCCACAAAGGCGAGGTAACAACGATCAACGATTCCCTAGCGGCGTCGGCAGCGTCAATTATCTTCCTAGGCGGTGCTAAGCGCTTGATGGCGGATGGCTCAAGACTGATGATTCACAGGGCGATGGGCTTTGCATTTGGCAACCGTGAAGAACTGGCGAGGGTAATCAACGCTCTCGAATCCTACGACGCGTCGCTAGCGGACATTTATTCGCAATACGCGAAACTCTCGAAGAGCGAAATCGAAAACGCGATGGCTCAAGAGTCGTGGTACGAAGTCGAAAAGGCTATCGAGTTGGGGTTTGCTACGGGACGCGTTGAGAACGGCAACAAAAAACGGAAGACATCGAACGCATTCGATCAGGCAAAAGTCAACTTGCTCAAAGCAAAGATGGCACAGTATGCAGGTGGCTTGACAACACGTTAATGGCTTGCTAGGTTTAACGTACATATCGCGGATAGCTCAGGGGTTAGAGCAACCGGCTAATAACCGGCGAGTGGGTGGTTCGAGTCCTCCCCGCGATTTTTGAGCGTAAGTCTCAAAACTCTGCAACTAATTAGCGGCAGTGACACACGGAATAGTTTTGTAACGAAACCGTGGCAGTCATGCCGCTATCTTGGTTTATCGACTGCCACACAGCACAGGAGCAGTCGGTATGAAAACCGCAAAGCAAATCGGTGAAGAAATCGTAGCCTTGCAAGCCAGGGTTAAGGCAATCCAAGACGTAGCATCGCAAGACAACCGCGACCTGCTTGCAGATGAACAAGCAGAGATCGACGCAATCGTCGGTACTGACGGCAAAGCCGGTCAGATTGAGAATCTCAGCAAGGAACGCGAACGAGCGATCCGCATCGAGTCGGCAGTTTCCAACACTGTCCGCCAAGTCAACGACAATCGAAGCGTTGAAGCATCGGCATTCCGCATTCCAGCAACCGCACGGGCGACCGGGAAGCTCAAGGCCTTCAAAGGCCCAGACGCTGAACGCGATGCGTTCAAAGCCGGGCAATTCTTCCGAGCCCTCAACGGCAACTCGCAAGCCCGCCAATGGTGCCGCGATAACGGCGTATTGAATGCGATGGGAGAAAACGACGATCTACGCGGTGGCGTACTTGTTCCACCTGAGTTTGAAACGTCGGTAATCTCCTTGATGGAAACCTACGGCGTAGCAAGTCGCTATGCACGTACTTACCCAATGGGCAGCGATACCGTTACGATCCCTCGACGCGTCAGCGGTCTTACCGCCTACGCAGTCGGCGAAGCAGGTGAAATCACCGCCAGCGATCCAGCATTGGGGCAAGTCTCATTGACCGCCCATAAGTGGGCAACCTTAACCCGCGTATCGAACGAACTCAACGAAGATGCGGTCATCGCCATTGCTGATTATTTGGCAATGGAGATGGCTCAGGCCCACGCTCTTAAGCTGGATCAAGCCGCATTCTTGGGTGACGGTACGACCGCATACGGCGGCATCAACGGGCTTGCAAACGTACTTGCGGCGGGATCGGTTGCGACCGCAGCAGCAGGCCAAAACACTGCCGCAGGATTGACTATCGCAGTCTTCCAGGAAGCAGTCGGCAAGTTGCCAGAGTTCGCGGGAATGAATCCAGTGTGGTTCTGTCACAAGGCGGTTTTCTGGAACGTCCTAGCACGCTTGCAACTCGCAGCCGGTGGCAACAACTACGTTGACCTCGGCAACGGCCCAGTGTTGCAATTCATGGGCTACCCAGTCCAGTTCACGCAAGTGATGCCAAGCACGATCAGCGGCGGAACCAAACTTGCCTACATCGGCGATTTGTCGATGGCTTCGACCTTGGGACTCCGACGCGGCGTGAGCGTTGTCGCTGACTCTTCGCGTTACATGGAGTATGACCAAACTGCTTTCCGTTCGATTACTCGTTGGGACTACAACGTCCACGAAATCGGAGATGCAAGCAACGCGGGGCCGATTGTGCAAGTCAAGGCCGCAGCGTAATTAACTGAACCACTCAACGAAAGGAATTGACGTTATGAATCCACTACAGCAATGCAAGTTTGTCACCGCGATTAAACCCGGTGCATTGATTGACAATAACACGGCTACTGCCGATGTTGTTGATACCAGGGGATACGACTACGCGACGATTATCGTGCAACTCGGTGCAACCGATATTGCGATGACCGCATTGAAGTTGCAAGCCTCATCGACGAGCGGCGGAAGTTATGCCGACATTACTGGAGCAACCTTTAACGGTGGCAGCGGTCTAGGCGGTGCTACGCTCGCTCTTCCGAGTGCGACCGACGACGGGCAG